CTGATACGGCGTTCAAGCAGTTCGGGCATCTTGTTTTCCAAGATAAACTTGTGCATTGATTCCCAGTCGCTTGTCCAATAGCGTGTCTTCACAGTACGCATTACCGTGCCGTGAGTGCTACCAAGACGATCAACACCGATCTCTTTGCAGATGTCCAATAGCTTGGCTTCCACAACTTCCATCTGTGCTTTTACAGTGCTATCAGCTTCTTCGTAGCTACGTAGAAGTTCAGCACGTTTGTCGCGCATCTTGATGTAGACGGCGACGAGTTTATCAACCGATATTGTCTCGGTCATAGTTCTCTCCTTTTGTTTGTGTATGGATAATAGCCTAAAACTTTACAATGTCAAGAGTTTTTCATCTAAGTATTTCCCCGTATAAGTCGATCATGCGATTGTGAATGTCTACCTTGTTCTCTAGCATCGTGTACATCCGGCGTTCTACCCCACTGCCTTGCAAGTGCACCACCACTGAGGGATTCTTTTGCCCCGCTCGGTGAACACGTGCATTGGCTTGTAGGTAGGTCTCGACTGACATCACTGGACTCCAGTAGACGATGGTGTTGGCGGCATGCAGAGTTACCCCGTGCGAGGCCGCTTGTGGTTGGATGACCAGTACTTGTAGGTCATCTTTCGTTTGGAAACGGTCAAAGATTTCTGATCGTTTCCCCACCGGCACACCGCCATGAATGACGGCTGTCGGGTACCCGTGCTTACGCAAATCGTCTGCAACCACTTCGATGGCATGTCTGTATGGCACAAACACTAACACCTTGTGGCTAGACTCTTCGATCACTTCACGTAGCACTGCAAGTCTATTGCTTGCATCAAAGTGGATAACTTCTCCTGTATCTGAATACACCGCACCACCAGATAATTGTAGGAGTTTGTTTAAATTCGCAGCGGCGTTGACTGTAGTTATCTCCTCACCAGCCGCTTGTACGATGAGCCGCTTACGTAGCAACTCGTAGTATTTCTCTTGTTGGGCAGTAAGAGGTACGTCTCGCGTTACGTAAGTCATTTCAGGTAGGTCTAAGCATTCTTCTTTTGTAAACCGTATAGCAGGTTGTAATGCTTTAAATACAATTTGCTCTGACTCTAACTTAGGCACCCACTTGAACTGACTGATCTTGTGCATGACCTGATCACGAAACCCACCAAAGAAACGTGGGATACCTTCAGGATTCACTAGTTTGGCGATGCCGTAGGCATCCAGTGGCGACTGCGATGCGGGTGTACCCGTCAACATCCACAGCCATGTGTGTGGCTTCAGCAGATTGTTCAGCACCTTCCAACGTTTTGTAGATGGGTTCTTGTATGCGTTAGCCTCGTCAATCACAATGAGGTCAAATCCACCCTTGATGATGTCAGTGGCAACAATCTCTACCCCGTCATAGTTGATGATGACGTACTCAGCATCCCCTGCAATGATCTCTTTGCGCTTCTCCGGCTTGCCATAAGCTACGTCCACCTTACGGTGCATAGCAATCTTAAACAAGTCATTACGCCATGCCGACTCCATGATAGACAGTGGGCAGATCACCAGTACCCGCTTGATGATGCGCTTTGATAGTAGGTAGTCCGATGCCCAAATGACTGAGCCAGTCTTGCCCGTACCCTGTTCGTTAAAACAGAACGAGCGCCGGTGCATGGTTAAGAAAGACGCTGTAACTTTTTGGTGTGCGAAAGGTTTATACAGCCCGGGCCAGTTGTATAAAGCATTGATGGGCGAGGGTACATCTTTGATCTTGAGGTTCTTCAAGACGATGGACTCTTCCAAATCCCAATTCACCAAGACTTCTGCAACTTGTCCATCATCTGACAAGACTTTGCTCTTTGGAATCACCGTAGTGATTCTGTCGGGATTGCGTACCTTCAGCAGTAACGCACGGTTATCAATAATTTGCACTCTTCTCTCCAATGACTAACGTCCTGAACGCGGTGTGCGTCAGGTTCTTTTTATAGGTGTAGGGTTTCCACCTACTCCCACTTCGCTTTTACGTCTGCGTGTCCAAGACGATCAACGCTATGCCGAAAGTTTAAAGCACCGTTGACTGATACGGTTATACAGGGTCAGTCTCAAACCCACCCCCGTCTGCTACTACTCGTACCTTACCTCGCAGACTATTTGCAGGAAACTATTTTTTCTTGCGCTCTCTCGCACTTACCTCAGACACTACCTTGTGGTTTGATCCGCGCTTGAATGATCTGTTGGCCGATGCGCTCTCAACACGCACACCGTTCTTGTTACTACCACCCTTGGACAACGCTTTCATGTGGGCAACATCTTTACCTTCACGCATGTCAGCCTTGCCGTTACCGTTGGCGTCTTTACCTTCTTTGTCTAGCTTACGCCGCGCACGTTGTCGCTCCATTCGCGCTTCGTGTGCACCCGCACGTTGCTTCTCTAATTCGTATTCGCGCTTGACGTTACGGTCAGCGGGGTTCTTATAAGGCATGTCAATTCCTTCCGTTATGACTACATTCTGATACAGGACACCATGCTTTGCAAGTGAAGTTTTTCTTTGGGTTGAAGACTCCAGTCTCGTATGCTGTTTCACGTGAAACAAGCACATCATCTAGCTTGGCAAAGATGTCAAATTTATTGTGGACAGGAAAATCCACTGGTATAAAGTCTTTGCAAACTACAAACAATAACCCTGCCCGAACAAACTCAATCTCAGGGTAATGCACAAACACACATGCGGCCATCAGTGCCAGTTGTTTTGGATCTGCGTACTTACTACTCTTGCCCGTTTTGTAGTCGATGACTCGGGCTTCTTTCCTGTTACGGTCGATGATCAATAGGTCGGCTATGCCACGATACCAAACATCTTTGTCAAAGAATTTACAAGGTGCGAACTTACCGTCCACCTTCTTGATACCCATTTTCAACTCACAAATCTTTTCACCGTCAATCTTCATCAGCTTCTCAAGCATGGGTTCCATGTATTTGAACTGCTCGGGGATCGGTGTGCCATCCCGCACGTACTCTTCGGCGGCGGTGTGTACCGCAGTGCCGTATAGCATCGCTTCACTCTCAGGCTCTTTAATATCTTTCACCACACGCAAGTGGTAATACTTCTTTGGGCACTGATCAAACAACGTGATGCTTGAGTAACTCCATGCGGGTGCTTTGGTCATGTGTTCTTCTCCTTGAGTTTGGCTTCAATGGCTTGACATAGTTCGTATGACATTCCAAACGGCAACACCCCGCATTGAATAAGTTCCGCTTGTGTCAGTCCAACCCATTCGCGCTCAGGCTTTTCCATTTGAACAATCAATGAGGATTCTTTAATCATCTGCCCCTTGAGCAATCGGTCAACATCATCCTTGTTGAGATACAAGTTGTCGTACCCTGCGTTGAAAGTCCTAGTTAGTCTCATGTGTTCTTCTCCTTGAGTTTGGCTTCAATGGCTCGGACACAATCTTTTCTAGTTACCAAAGATTCCCAATCAATCAGGGCAATGTCCTCGTCCGTCAGCCCTACCCAACGGCTAGTGTCAGGTGCTTTGTATTCACCAAAATGTTTGGCAAACTCTGCAAACATTTCTTTTGATATTGGATTACTCATACTCACCGTCCCATTCATCGTTAGGCCATACCAGTACAGGGGTATCAATACCTAAGTAACCGCCTTCGATATTGAACTCAATAAACTCACGTGCTTCTTCGGCATCCATGCCGTCACGCATCAGAATCTCTCTGATCTTTTCAGCGTCATATACCAACACACCAACTTGTTGTTGGTCGCGCCATACAAGCGCAGGGCCGATGATCGCTTCATCGTAGTGGTCGTACTTAATCATTTCTTCATCCCTCTCACAAAAACAGCAAACGATGCGGCGGTGTCACCGAACGGCATCTTCTCAAACTCTTTGGCAACTTCTTCTAATGTGTCGTTGCGTGTGTTATTTAGTTGTTCCAATGTGTCAAGCAACACTTTACGTACCGCTTGGTAATCTTCTTCGTTCATACTTATCCTTTCTTGAATTTGTTTTTTACGCCAACCGCTTTTTGTTTCTTCGTTCATAGCTCTTCTCCTTTTCTGCGTACATTTCCCAAACAATTTTTGCGTTAGTACCCCAAATGTCTCCAACCAAATACTTCAACTCTTGATACATCTCAGGGTTCTCTGCCTTCAAATGTTGTACCCATTCAACGTCAGAGACCATTGGCTTTAACTCGTCCCACTTCTTACGTAGCTCACGATCAGCCTTGTACATTCTCTCTTCTACTTCTCGCCTTTGCTTAAATATGGCATGGTCACGGTCTATCTTTGCTTGTGCTCGTGCCTCTCTTTGCTCTTCGGCTCTTGCTCGTTCCTTCTCCCATCTTGTTTTAGCGGATTCTTCTTCCGCTTTCTTTTCTGCTGTTGTTAGATAGTACCCAATCAACTCTCTAAGAGGCTCTGAACGTTGTGGGTGCTTCATGTGACGCAGTGCTTTGGCCTCTATCTGCCGTATGCGTTCACGTGTCACATCAAACCTAGTGCCAACTTCTTCCAGTGTGTAGTCGTGTGTCAAACCAATCCCATACCGTAAACACAGCACCTTCTTTGATCTTGGGGTTAGTGTGTCCAACACCTCCTCAACAACTCTAACCATCTCTTTCTTGTGTACCTCTTCCTCGGGGTCAATCAACACCTCTTCAACTGGTGGGCATGGCAACTCGGGCAACATCGAATCTTCTTTGTACCCATAGTAATAATACGTCTCACGCAGTTCTTTACTAGTACCTACCATTGTGCCGTAAGGGATGCTTGTCCCTTTGTTTATTCTGCCGTGTCGCCTTCTTTTAACAGTCTCCATAACTCTCTCCTATCCCTGCCTCGCAGTTCAATGGAATGCCTTGCGCCCATGACGGTACAAATCGCATGCACTCCATCACATACGCCATAGCCTCTTCGGCTTCTTCTTTTGGTGCCACACACGCTACAGCATCATGAACAGTGAGTACCACACGATACTTCCTGCTAATCTTGATTAGCTGTTCACCGATGATGCAACGTGCCAAGCCCTGACAAATGTTCTCTGTCAACTTACCGCCGTATAACTTCACCGCACCTTTGCGTGAGTCATAAATATACTGGTCTTTTCCGTCTTTGTCTCGTACTTTTCGTAAATTTGGGTATCTTTGATACAACCCGTTGGGCATCAGGATTCCCTCCGCACCAATACTGATACACCCATTACCCCACGTAGCGGTACGCCCCTTGCTCATAGCATCAATCGCCGTGGAACCGGACTTCCATAAGGTGGGGATACTAGGATAGGTACCACGGTAGGTAGAGATAATCCTTGCAGACTCCTCTGCACTGACCGACACACCGAAAGTCTTGAGTTGCGTTTGGAACTTCGCACTGCCCATGCCATAACCCGCTCCAAGAATGGTGGTTTTGCCAACAAATCTTTCAGGCGGGGTGACCTCTTCTCTTTCCTTGCGGTAGATAGCCGATGCCATGATCTTGTATACGTCCTCGCCATTTCTAAACGCCTCCACCAAATCATCTTGCTGTGCAAACCATGCAAGTACCCGCGCCTCAATCTGCGCAGAATCACAGTCAATGATGACATGACCCTTTGGTGCAAGGATGGCCTTCTTGAGCTTCCCTGCGTTATCACCGCGTGAGGGAAAGTTTTGGAAATTGATCTTGTCTGAACCACCCCACCGTCCGGTGTGGGCGGCGTAGTAGGAGAGGGGAACAGGTATCATTCCCCTTCCCGCAATCCCAATCAGCCGCTCGGTACGTGTCTCTTCCAACGTAGTCTTGTTACCCAATCGTGCCGCAACAAGTGTCTGTACGCGCTCATCAGGGTGCTCTGCCAACGCCTTGAAACCTTCATCAGACTTAGCCAAAGCCAATGCTTCCTTACCAGTGGTCAGGCTGATCTTCATAGGCGGCTCAACGCCCAAGCCACGCAGAACCTCGGCAAACTTTTGGTTGGACATCAGGTCTTCAAGGTTGGCACCACATTCATCGAGCAAGAGCTTCTTACGATTCTTCACCTCTACAAGATGTTGCTGTAAGAGAGATTCATCTAGGCGGAGCTGTGGCTCTGTAAACATACGGATCGTCAGGTCAATCAACTTCAACTCTACCCTCTGAAACATAGGTAGCAGGGTCAGAAACAAGTCGTAGGTCAGGTCAACGTCATTTCTACAGTACGCCCCATACTCTGCAAGCTGTTGGTCTGTGAAGTCACGCCGCCGCAGGTTAACGGCCTGTAACACTTCCTCACCCTTAACGCCTAG